TAACTCTAGCATCAAGTGGTTGTAGTTGTGGAACTGGAATTACTGGCGGAAAGCAAGACTTAGCAAGGCGCTTTGCCAATCCAGTATAGCAATTCATCATTTGATGTTTCTTGACTCTTGTTTATTGCTCTTAGACTTTTCATATTTGCTTAAAAAAAATATCAATTTTTTTTTACTATACAAAATATTATATAAAAGACTATTTATTTGGAACTAAAATATTCTTTAATAGAATTAATTAGCAAAATAGAACTATTAATACATTCTTCAAAATTTAACAAAATATCATCTTTAGTAATCTGATTTTTATAAGACAATTTAATAATACTAAAATTGTCATGAGGATGCTTCTTTAAGAAACTAACATAATTCAAATTTTTTGAATTAATAAAATATTTATCATAAAAATTGAATTCAATAATTTTACCAATAGTGTAATCTTCATTTTCTAACCTAATACTATATGAATTTTCCATTGTATCTTCCATTTCTTGGATAAAATCCATATTTTCTTTAAGTAATTTTAAAGAGTTAAATAATTTTTTAATTAGTAAATTTGTAGCGATTTCGACTAGTTTAAAATTATCATAAATACCAATTGTTTCAATAATATAATCAAAACTATCTGGTTCATATATGCGTTTAGCATCTAAAATCATCCAATCTTTTTTCATAGTTTCAATTTCTTCTTTTCCATACTTTAATTTTAATTCAGTCTCTTTTAATTCCCAGGCATCCTTAATTTTTACTTGATCCAAAGTATTTCCATAACTACATGTACTTACTACATTAAACATTCCATCATTTTTAGCGTTACTAATAGTAAATTTTGCTTCTAAATGTAATAGTTCTTTATCCATGTTTGAATCAATTTTTGGTCTTAAACGGAGCAAATCAATATAATCACCTGTAAGTGAATCAGGAGGAAAAATCTTTTGCACTTCTCCTCGAGTTAAATATTTGCCAGTTTTAATATTTTTAATTTGAAAATCTTCGCTTGTAATATAAATAATTACATTAGAATCATTACCTTTATTCACTTCTAAAACATATTCATCATATGGAAAATCTTGTAAAGCATCAATATGAATAGGAATACAACTTAGACGTTGCTTAATTAATTCATTATTTAAACGGGATTTGTTTGCTAAAATATTTACATTATTTTTTTCGTATGGATAACTTTCAATAGCAATAACTGGAATTTCTGATAAAATTACTCTACGCAACCCATTAGCATAACTTACATTTATATTACTCAAAGTAAAACTTAATGTTCCATTTTGTTCTTGCACATTTGAAATTTTTGCTTTAGTAGACATTTATAATTATATAAATATAAATACATCTTATATTTTTCAATTTTTATTTTAATTATTTTAATTATTTTAATTATTTTAATGTAATTAGTTTAATTATATATTAAAAATTATTGTTAAAAATTAATAATATAACTTTTTAGATGAGTTGTATATTATATTATAGCAATTTTTGTGAAAATTGTAAACGGTTGTTAATTATATTATCTAAATCAGGAATTAAGAATAATATTCATTATATATGTATAGACAAACGAATACAAAAAAATAACTCGACTTATGTAATACTAGAAAACAATCAAGAAATATTATTACCAAATACTATTACTGCCGTTCCAGCACTAATGTTAATTAATGATAATTATAAAGTTTTGTATGGCGACAATATTACCAGTTATTTAAAACCAATTGAACAAGTCGTTGTTCAAAAAGCTACAAATTTTAATGGAGAACCGTCGGCTTTTAGATTTGATGGAATGTCTACAGGAGTAGTTTCTGATAATTTTAGTTTTTTAGATCAAAATAGTGATGATTTATCAGCAAAAGGAAGTGGCGGTTTAAGACAATTATATAGTTATGCAACTATTGATTATACAGATAAAATAGAAACACCACCGGATGATTATGTTCCCGACAAAGTAGGAGATGTAAATATTAAAAATTTAGAACAGCAAAGAAATACAATGACTGGTTAAAATACAATGACCCATAAAAATATAATAAAATTATTATAATATAATTTATAATAATTTTATTATTTAAAGTTATAATATTATTTTTAATATTAATGACTAGTGTTAATAATATTGAATTAGTATTAGATACTAATAAAGCTATTACATTAATAAACTTTTATAAAATATTTAGAGATTTACTAATCGATTTAAATAATAGTTTTAAAGATAAAATAGGGCTTATTATTCAAAATAATAAAGATTATCAAAATGTTATAAATTATTGCTTACCAAACTATAAAGATAATATGAATGCTGATGAATATGTTAATTCTTTAGAATTAACTTCTATAAGTATTGATTTTATGGAATCTATAAATAATATATATGAATATTGTAAACGCACATTTGCTGTAAGAAGTATAGATATTTTATATCAAAATGAGGATATTTTTTTGAATAAATCAAAAATTGAAGTTACTAATGAAAATCAGCAAACCATCAATACTGTATTTTTACCAGATATTGAATTTTCTGATTTATATTATGACGATACAAGTGATAAAACAAAACAAACATTGTGGAAATATTTACAATTAATATTATTTAATATTATTACTACAATTGATGATATTTCATTTTTTGGCGACTCACTCGAATTACTTAAAATTATTGATGGTGATAAATTTTCGTGTAAAATACAAAATACAATAGAAGAATTATCAAAAATGTTCTCATTTAAAGAAAAATATGAGACCAATAATGAGACAAATAATGAGACAAATAATGAGACAAATAATGAGACAAATAATGAGACAAATAATGAGACAAATAATGAGACAAATAATGAGACAAATATGCCTGAATTTGCCAAAATGTTCGATATATCTAGCAATCCGTTTAATATGTTTACTGATATGTTAAATGACTTGTCTGGAAATAGTTCAAGTGAAAATAAAGAGTCATCAAATAATACTGACTATACTATTCCAGATACAGAAGAACTCTTTTCACATATTAATAAATTAATCAATGGCAAAATAGGATCACTTGCAAAAGAAATTGCAGAAGAAACAACAAAAGATATGGAATTAGATACAGAAAACATAACCGATGTAAACGATGTCTTAAAAGGATTCATGAAAAATCCTACAAAATTACTAGGTCTTATTAGTAAAATAAGCAATAAAATAAATAGCAAAATGAAAGATGGTTCATTGCAAGAAAGTGAACTCTTAGAAGAAGCAACAAATATTTTCAAAAATATGAAAAATATGCCTGGAATGGGAAATTTTAATGATATTATTAAATCTATGAATTTAGATCAATTTATGCCCAAAGGAGGTAAAATTAATCCAACTGCTTTTCAAAATATGATGGAACAAAATGTTAAAATGTCTAAAATGAAAGAGCGTATGAAAAAAAAAGCAGAAACTAAAAGCGAGACAAACAAAACCAATGTAAGTTATAAAGAGAATTATGATTCTACTAAAACTAAGACTCCTGTTTCTTCGGATAATATAAATTTAAATGATTTGACATCTAATCTCTCGTCTTTAATGGAAGAAATGAAAAACAATACAAGTTTTATTGATGATATAATTAAAAAGCAAGAACATAGAGATGCGAATGCACCATCTGTATCTAGCGAAGAAAATTCTAAACGAAAATCTAATAATAAACGAAAAGCAAATAAGAAAAAATAAATATTTAATATAGTAAAATTCAATTCATTAGTAAGAAAAACATAGATTATAGTATTTTTTTATAACTATTTAACTTAAAGAGTCGAATTTATAATGTGTATAAAACAATTTAGTAAATATACAAAATATTTATTAAAATATATTATAAAGTTATTATAATATAATAAATTATGACTAGCAATGAACCTTATATAGGAAAAAATATAGATCAAATAAAAGATACAACTACAAATTCAAATGATTCTAATATTATTACTAATAATATTAAATTAAATACTACAAATATTAATAATGAAAATAATGAAAGTAATGAAAGTAATGAAAATAATGAAACAAGAAATGAGGTGTCTAAAACCTTTTGGTTAAATAATCCAATTATCTTATTTGATAAAAATGCTATTACAGAACTTTGGCCTGTTGAAAATATGTCACGAGAAGAAAAAATAAATGCTATAACAAGATTAGTAATATTATTAACACTAATAGGATTCTTATTTTTGAGTGATATAAAAATTTTAATTACAGGAATAATTGCTATAATAATTTTAATTTTTACATATTATATTTTAAATAAAAATAATAATTCAAATAACTTTAAAGAAACATTTAGCAATGAAGAAATGTATGAAAAAGTTAAACATAATTTCTCAAATCCAACTTCATCAAATCCAATTATGAACGTATTATTACCTGAAATACAAGATAATCCAAATAAACTTCCTGCTGCTCCATCATATAATAATGCTGTTAAGAATAATATTAATGAAGAAACAAAAAAATTTATAGTTAGTAATTTTGAAAATAATGAAAATATAAAAAAAAATTTATTTGATGATGATGGAGATAATTTTGTTTTTGAACAATCAATGAGACAATTTTATACAACAGCAAATACACGAGTTCCTAATAATCAATCAGAATTTGCAAGATTTTGTTATGGAAACATGGCATCTTGCAAAGACGGAGATGTAGATATGTGTTTTAAAACACATATTTAGAGACATAATTTTATAAACTTTTTACTATATTTATTAATATAATTAATATAGCAAAAAAATAATATATTAAATTATTATAAATGACTTCGACTATTGCTTATCCATATGTTTTTGATTCAATGTCTCGGATAGGCAATGATTCTCCGGCAATTGATCAACGCAATATTCAAAATGTAAATAATGCCAACTATAATTTAGAAAATTATTATCCTACTTGTCCCATAAGTAAAGCCCAAGAATTTGCATTAATGCAACCATATGTTTTTTATAAAGGTTCTCATGAAGGAGGTATTAAAGGTTGCGAAATTGAAACAAATAATGAATTAAAATATACTCATATTTCGCGTCCAGCGTGCAAATTAACATTAGTAACAAGACCATTTTTAACAGTTCCATATTTAGGAAAAGGTTTAGGAGATTGTGATATGGAATTTCAATTAAAAACAGGGCAATTTGAGTTAAATAAAAAAACAGTTAATAATACTATGGAACAATCTTTTTCAGAATATAAAAATTATCCATTAATTGATTCTATTAAAGAATCTGTTTCAAATAGTGCCTATAGCATTGAAGATGATGCTATGAAAGGTTGGCAACGGGGAGGTATGAGCGCCAGAGAGTTTGCACGCAATCAAGATAATAAACAGTAAGAATTAAATATATATACTTATAATTGAATTAAATATATAGTTATTATTTTATATATTTAATGTCATTAAATAATAATTCTTTAAGTGAGTATTACAATAATATAGAAAATATTAGCTACAATCGAGAATTTTTATGTACTTATAAAAATATGGATGAAGAATATTATAATAATTTATGTTATCAAATACAAATACTACAAGCACTAAAAATTAATAAATACGATGAAACAATTGTATCTAATCATATTGAAAAGATTTATTATTTTTTGCAAAATTATTATGAAATTGATAGTATCTTATTAGCATTAAAAGAAAAATATAAAAATACAACTATTGCTATTTTTATAGAAAATAATATGTCGGCATTATTTCAACTGTTATTTAGTTATGAATATTTTGATATTTTTCATAAATGTTTATGTAAGTATTTGATTGATAAAACAGTTAAAAAAGAACCAGACATAAATAAAAAATATTTTACCGAATTAAAAAATCTTGTACTAGAATAAATTATTTATGGGTTTTTTGTATCTCTTACTTATATCTTTTTATTTGTAGCAGTTGATATTATTTTATTAGTGAAATATTTATTATATATTGTCATAATAAATATTTCACTAATAAAATAATGGGTTTTTATATACCATTACCCTTGATATATAATTTCGCCGCTTTTACACATTCGAATATATAAAATGTTATAACATTTTATTCTTTAATATAACTATTTGTGCATAGTTTTTTTATTATTTTATCATCATTATGTTGTTTATTATTTGCTATTGCTACTAATGCATGTGTATAATAATTCTGCTTATTTTCATTATTTTGAAAATCTGGATTTTCTTTTGTCCATTTACTTAGTGCATAAAATTGTTTAGTGGATACATTTTTTATAACTCTTTTTATTTTTTCTTTATTTGTATCTTTTTCCCAATTGTCATCATCTTTAATATATAATGATTCTCGTTTTATATCAGTGCAATGAATCGGACGTTGATATAACCCTAATTTATTCATATTTTCTATAATTACATTACTTAATCCATTTACTAGACCATTATGTTTTGTATAATCTAATTGCTGTAAACTCACCTCTATTGATTTAATAAAATCACTCATATTTATTGCATCCTTACATTTTTCATTTAAAAAAACTTGAATATTAAATTTTTGATTAGTTGTTGTAATATTATTTCCTACTTTTGGAATTAATTCTTTTATTGTATTAGTTAATTCTTTTATTTGATTTTGCTGTTGCTTCACTACTTCCAATATTAATTCTTTTGATAATGATAATTGATAATTCAAATTATCCTTATTTTCATGGTCCAAACATTTTTTTTTATGCCTGTATAATCCGGAACTATATTTATATATTTTATTACAATTTACACACTCATACTTCGTTTGGGGTTTTTGGGGGTTTTTTTGTATCTTATTTGTATCATTTTCTCTTGTTTTATGTTTTTGGGTTGATAAATGTCTAACATAATCTTTTTTATTGCACGATATGAAATCACAATATACACAAATGAAATTTTGGGGTTTTTGGGGTAAAATTTGTGTATCCATTATATACCATTATAGGATATATAAAAAAACCCCTAAATATTTTTCTTTGTAAATATATTTTTTTCCTAAAAAGTATGATGTGTGTTTTTATATGTAAAATTGTTGTTTCCAAACCTTAAAGGTCCAAAAGTGTTTTTTACTAACATTATATTTTAAATTTTATAAAAGGGTGAATATATATAAAATAGGACATTTATAAATGTCCATTTTTCAAAAAAATTACGAAATTTATTTTATCAAAATTTGCACATTTTAAACTTTTTAATAATGCTGATAAATATATTTATATAATATTTATATTATAATCATTTTATGTAACAACAAAGGATCATAATTTTTTCTTATATTTCCCATATTTCTAAAATTTTGTAGATACATTTATTATGAATTATTATTTCAAATAATTAAAATTTAAAATAATAATTTAGATTATATAATATTATGACTTCAACAAGAAATAAAAATACTCAATTGAATTATAATTTAGAAAAATCTAACACTGAAAAATTACTTCGCGAAAATCTATATTTACACTCATCATCTGGTAGACCAATTAGCGAATGTATTCCTTCATTAGGATATATGCCAAGTCATATATCCAGGGAAGCATTGTCAAATAATTCTATAGACATAGAATCGCAATTAAGAGGTATAGGTTCAAGTAATTTAGAAACTCCTTGCGAACCTGTTATTCCAAATATTATAAATTTAGAACTTAGAGATTTTTTTGATAGAGAACAAAATATTATAATGCCTTATCCTATGGTGTATGAAAATAATCAAAGACCAATATTATCATAAGTTATACTTATTATAAATATAACTACTATGGTCCTAAATAATTACCCCTACCTTTAGTAAATAATACAAAAGGGGTATATTTTTTAACATTAGCACCATCAGTACATGGTATATTAATTATTGGCGAATTTGCAGATTGTATTTTTGTAATACACTCTTGTGATAATTTATTTCTAACATTAGATTTGACTATATTAGCAAAATTTTGTTTTTTTAGTGAGTTTGATGAATAAATTCTATTATTTTTAACTGAATCATGTTTTATCGCATTTTGTTTAACCGCAATTTTATCGCAAACAGAAGTAATACAAGTGTCTTCTATTTGAAATTGATTAATAAATCCCCTACCAGTTATACTAGCAGAATCATAAGGTTCAATAGATAATAATTTTGGAATATTATTCAATCCAATAATACCTTGTATCATTTTTCTTGATAAATTACTACCATTTTGTGCAGGAACAAAAGCAGCATTTGTAGTCGATGTGCGTCCTCCACTTCCGCGATATTGCTCAATTACACTTGATAATGTATCAATTTCAGGAACATCTCTTATTTCAATATTATTATTAGGATATCTATACTTTTCATCAGTATCATTAATAGGGTCATGATAAATATAAACACAATCTACATTAGTAAAATCACTTCCTTTGCCGACTGTAATAATACTATTAATTGTTAAACTATAAAAATTTAACAAGCCATAACCATATCCATAATAATCTAAAAAATAATTATTTTTAAAATTTAAAGAATCTAGTAGTAATACTATATCTAAATTGTTAGATACAGAAAAAGATTTACTATAATTATATCTAAAGTCATAACCATTGTCTAAATTTATTGGAAAATAATTTGTCAATAGTTCTTGTCTGTTTTTAAATTTTATATTTTCGGATGATAAAATATTTTTAAACTTTATATTTATCTTGTCATTGTCATAACCTGTTGAATATCTAAAATTATGATTTATAATTGCTAAGTCATTAAAAAAATTTGTATAATAGTTATTTGTTGAAAAATCAAAATAACTTTTAAAATTTAAATTAAAAACTTTACCTATATTAACTTGAACACTATTATATAATACATTATTATATTTTATTGTATTATTAATATTATGACTATTATAAGTATAATTAAATGAAACATCAAGCAAATAATAATTATTTAGACTAGGTATAAGAGATGTGAATTTTGAATTATTATTTATATTTTCTGTATTTATATTCTTTTTTATTTTTAAAACTAATTTGTTACTAGCATTATAAGAAAAATGAACATGATTATATATATCATGTTGTGTAATTCCTGTTAATTGTTTATCAAGTGATATAAACATAATATTTGAAGCATCTATTAATTTTTGAGTGGTATTATTAAAACTTATATCTTTGTAATATAAGTTGCTATTTTTTTCTAATACTTTTATATTATTTAGACGTATATATTTTAAATTAAAAATAATTTTGCTATTACTTTTAATATTTGCAAATATACTTAAATTATTGGTTCTTATTAGAAAAGTTTTAATAATGTTATTAGATAAATTTAAATAATTAAGAGGTTTTCTAACTGATGTTGTAGGATTTAGAGTAAAATCATTGTTTATACTAATATCGTAATAATTAACATGTTTATAATCTAATGTTAGTTTATTATAGCACGATATATTACGATATATAGAATAATTAATATCTTTTTGTAATATATTTAAACAATTATCACTTATAAAACCATTACCGTTAGTAAGATTAATATAACTATTATCAATAAGTAAAGTAGTATAATTATTTGAGTTATAGTTTATAATATTGGAACTATCTATTGTAGTATTTAAAAAAGAAAAATCATTATTTATATTATTAATAGTATAACCTATGCTATTATAGCATATGTCGCGTGAAAACGTGCTAGAACCATTTAATACCATATTATTACTTAATTCACTTGCATATTTATATAAATAATCTCGAATATTTATTTTATAAATATCAGATGCACCAAAATAATAATTTAAATGATATATATAACGTTTAACTAACCAATTATCAGGAATACCACTAGCAAAAGTACTCATTAAAATGGTTCTGTCAATAGTGCGATATATATTTCTTATGCTAATGGGTTGATTATTCTCAAAATTTGTTTTATCTAAGTTATTATATAAATGATTGTTTAAATTGTCAGTAGTATCTAAATTTTTAACAAATAATATTTTACCATTCTTATTATTAGATGAATCAAATAAAAATTTCATATTATTTTTAATATTATTTTTGGTAATTAAAGAACCAGGCCAATTAGGGGTCGAGATGTTTTGTATTACTCTTCTAGAGTTTGCAGACAAAATTATTCTATTCTTATAATCATTATTGCTATTTATATTTATAAAAATATTTCGCCAAAGATCATCATTAGTTGTCTCATTCTTCATATCAATAATATTTGCTGATACATATAAATTTGTTCCTACATTTTCATTATTTATTATATTGTTTGATAAAATAAGAAAATGAGCTTTTTCTTCAAGAAAATAGGGCATAATATATATATTATAACTATGAATATTAAAATTATAGCTTTCAAAAAAAATGTATATAGTTTTATAATAATATAAAACTATATAAATGAGAACAATTTATGTTAGCACATCTGTATCATTGAAATACCATTGCGAAGCCAAATAATGAGGTTTGGATTTTTCAATATTACTATCATTATCGATTTTAAGATTTGGTCCTTTGGTAGTTACTGAATCAATTTCTAAAGTTCCGACCGCATAATTATAATATTTTAGATCGGATAAATTACCAGAAAATCCACCATTATAATTTATATACAAATCATCATAATTTTGTTTAACAATATTAGATAATTTATGGCGCTTTGCTAAAGTTCCATTTATATATATATCACAAATATTTTGCGATGATACTCTAATAATAACACCTACCCATTTTTTAATAGGTATTGCATCAATATTTATATCATCATAATATGGTTTATTAACACTTTCATTATTATGAAATACATTTATTCTTACTAACATTCCTAGAACTGGATAATTATCTATTAAATTATCAACAGAATTGTTCTTTCCATTATATAGATAAACTCCTGGACTATTATTTGGTCCAAATATACCTATATCTCTTGATTCACTTTTAAAATTTGGAGGAGAACCTTTATTAAAAACATGTTTATACTCTATTGTTTCGTTATAATTAATGTTATTAACATAAATCCAAAATGAGTATGTAAATTCAACGCCTCCATATTGGTTATTACTTCTTAAAATAGGAATTGATTTTTTTAATCCAGTGCTTTGATGAATAGTTTTCGCCGCAGTAGCATCTTTCATTCCAGATATTAAATATGGTGTTTCTGACGGAGCAATTAAATACTGCATAAGTTTACTTCCAATATAAAATAGTATTGAAAAGATAATAACTACTCCTAATAAGAAAGTTACTCTAGCAATCATTGTATTAGAAGATATAAATCCACCAAAATCTCCTACTTTTTTTTGTGTTTCATACGGTATTGCTGTTTTAAAATATTTATTAATATTTCCAAATATTCCTTCATTGGTAGTCATGATATTATTTATATATTACTAATATAAATAATATATTATATTTTATTATATATTTTATTATATATTTTATTTTATTTAAATTTGAAAACTTGCTTTTTCATTCGCATATTCTAGAAAGCTTACTTTTAAGCTATATTTATTAAATAATGAGTTAGCTAAAGATGCGTTTATTCCTTCTTTATAAAAATTATAAGCATCTTGTGGATTAATAGAATTACCAGCATAGCGAATGCGAGTAATAAAACCTTCAAATCCAATATTAGAAGTAGATGTTTTTCCTAAAGTTCCTAAATAGATATTTTTCATAATAGTAGGTGGATCATAATAATTCATATATAATCCATGCATAATAAATGAGTTTCTTAATTTACCATCTAAATATACATCCAATGTTCTGGTATCAACGCTTATTGTTAAATTATTCCATTTTTGAACAGGTATATTAGGTATTTTATATCTAGTAAATATTGTTTTACCACTATCACTAGCTTTATCTGGGAAACATTCAATATCTATAAATAAATTATTTTCATATTTGTCTAATGCTATATTAATATTTTTAGTGCGTGCTACTGTTGTTGCTATTTGTGTAGTAGGAGTTACTTTTTTACTTATACCGGTGAGACTATCTAAATTAGCAGCTGTTTGAGAAGCTAAATTATTAGCAACAAATAAAATGTTTTTCTCTCTTCCAATCTCATTGCCCCAATTATCTATATAAAACCAAAGACTCAACATAAAATTTGAGGATGTTGTATCTGGCATATCTTTGGCAACTATTATATTAGTGCCAGAAACTGTTTCAGAAGGAGTTTTTGCTTCTTTACTTGCTTCGCACATTTTGTCGTAAATTATATTTGTTTTGAAAAATATATTGTTAATTCCCCACAATAATACTAAAACAAGAATTACAATAATAATTATATTTATACTACTCATTATAAAATATTAATATATTAAAATATTATATTATTTTTGTATTTTTCTAAATTGCATTTTTGTTTTTTGTTAAACTATATAAAAACTGTATAGAATCAGGAGTTTTTATTTTATCAAAATAATATATTTCTTTAATACTTCCATATATACCATCATCTTCCCCTATAGTTATATCATCTCCTACAAAATATGGTGTGACATTATTTTTTGAACCTACCAATTTACCATCAATAAAAATATCTATATTATTATTTTCATAATTAATGACAAAGTATAACCATTTTTGATGTTTTACATTAGTTGTTTCATATATAGTATCTAGTTGATTTCCTTTATTATTTATTGTTCTAGATTTTATAATAATTTTTCTAGATTTTCCATTATAATATATTACAGGTTTAAATCCATAATTAAACAATTCTGTATCTTTTGTATAAGCAATAGAAGTATTTGTTGGTTGTGGATTTATATAAATATAAAAACTTAAACTATAAGTATAATTATAAGGAAATTTGTTATTAATTTTTGAAGAATTATAATATTTTGCTCCTATATTATATTGTGTCTTTAAATCATCTTTAAATAATTTAAAATCATACCCTTTAGTGTTATCAGCAATATTATCTTTACTATTGTTATATTCATTTATTACAGTAGCTTCATTAGAGGCATTTTCTGTAGAGGCATTTTCTGTAGAAGTAGTTTGAATAGAACCATTTTCATTAAATCTATTATTTAATGAGTTTGTATTAAAAACTGAAAATATGTTAGTCATTTTGTTTTCGGAAGATGTATTGTCAATACTAGAATTACTAGTAAAATTTGGAATAGTAATATTATTAGTAATATTTTTATCTAAATTTTGATATTTTCCTAAAGTTTTCTTTTCATTCAAATAAAACGGACCTTCTCCTTTTAAAACATCATTTTTATTGTGTTTTGCAAAATAGTTAAATAATAAAGGCAAAACAAATATCAATGTTATTAAAATTAATAATACAAAAAATAATAAATATACTGAAGATGGTGTTAAATTTATATCTTTATGTATTTCATCTGCTAATATAACGATAAGACAAGGAATAAAGAATATAATATTTTTTATTACAGACAATATATATTTAATAGGTGAATCTTCTTGATTTGTTGGTTGTGCATTGGCGCGTGGTTGTATATGCAATATTTTTGCTATTATTGATAAAATAATAATACATATTAACAATCCTAATATAATTTGTATTGTATTAAAAGCATTATTATTTGTTTGTTCAAAATTTAATATAAAATGAATTAAACCTAATGGAATTATTATTATTGCAATTAGCATACCAAAGTCTTTTAACATGTTTAAAAAATTACGATTGATTATAAAAGTTGAATTATTATTATTACTTCGGACCTTATTATGAATAAAAAATAGTAAAGTATAAATAATAAATGTTATTAAACATAACCATCCAATTATATTCCATTTTGTATTTTTAATGTCAGAACCATTTTGATTATCTGGTAAATTTTTTGAAACCGTTACACCCATTAATAATATATTACAATATAAGTATATTATAAATTTTCAAAAGCTGTTTTTTTTCCATGACAATCTCTGCATAGCGCTTCTAAATTATCAATATTATTTGAACCTCCATATTCTAATTTTTTAACATGATCTACTTCAAACCATGCTGGTAATTGTTTTAGACAATGTTTACAATGCCAATTTTGCGAAGCAGCTACGTATTTTTTTTTTGTTTCGCTAACGCTTCTTTTTGTTGATATATTTCCCGAAGATAATATTTTTTGTTGTTGCTTTGATAAATAGTTCTGATTATTATTTATTGAAGTTAATAAATTTTGTGATTGTTGATTATTAACAGAACTAGAAAAATTAAAATTATTATTTAATTCATTTGTTATTGATTTAGATGTTAAATCAATAATGGGAGTTATAAAACTAGCAGTGTTTCTATCAATTGGTAAATATTTTATATAACTGTTGGCATGAGTTACAAGTTCTTTGTAGTTTCCTGGATTTTTCTTAATAAACAAGTAAACACATAAACCAATGAAAGCAAATAATGCCATTTTATAATATTTTTCATAGTGTTTAAGTTTATTAATTAATTTTCCTTCAAAATATGTATTTGCTAATACAAAAATAGTTATTAAAAAAATAATTATTTCTAGTTTCATAGTATTATTTCATATATAAATATAATAAAAATAATAATAGAATAATTAGTAATACTATTCTTATTATATTATTGTTATTATTGCTATTATTGTTATTATTGCTTTTTTTTTAAATTTAAATTTTCCATCCATTATTCATTATTCATTATTCATTATTCATTATTTAATATTTAATATATAAATACATTATTACTAAAATAATAATTATTATTAGAGCGCCAAAAATATATTTTTCTTTATTTTTGCGTTCGTCATTTTTTTTTATTTCTTTTAATTTATAATTTTCATAATATTTATTTAAAGCATCATAATATGTTAGTTCAGGTTTACCTAAATAAATATTAATTTTATTGTGTATAAAATGCACCCACTTTGATAATGATTCTCTAGAATCTAAATATGGTGTAACTGGATAAGCATCTAAAAATTTACTAAAAACACCCCCTATATCAGAAACTGGCAAAAACAGAGGCAAATTTGTTATAAAGTCGTAGTATTTTTTTTTAGTACATTCATTAATATTTAATGGATAAGATAAAGCAATTGTATATAATACAAACCAATAATGTGGACCCCATATAATAGGATTAAATATATGATTTTCGTTATGCATATTAAAATTTTATTATATTAAAATTTCACGTATTTATTTTAATATAATACAATTTCGTATGTATGAGTTTAGTAAATAAATAAATTATATAAAAACAACATTACTAGTTATAATAACTTAATAATATGAACATAAAAAAACAATATTTTTGTAATAACTGTGGAAAATTGGGACATTTATTTCATCAATGTAAAGTACCTATTACTAGTATAGGAATTATTCCTATTAGAATTGTAAAGAAATATGATGCATCTAAAAATACATTTGAAAATTCAATTGAACTATTAATTATTAGGCGAAAAGATACATTATCATTTGTAGATTTTATGCGTGGAAAGTATTCAATTGAAGATAAAAATTATATAAAAAATTTATTAAATAATATGACTTGTAATGAGAGAAATTATATATTAAATAATGATTTTGATACAATATGGCAATATTTATGGAATTATAATACAAATAATTCTTACAAAAATGAAGAAAAAACTTCAAAAATTAAATTTACAAATTTAAAACATGGGTATTCTAATATTTTAGAAAGTTATGATTTAAAATCAATTATTGATTTATGTGATAAAAATTATCTAGAACCAGAATGGGGATTTCCAAAAGGGCGACGAAATTACCAAGAAAAAGATATTATATGTGGACTAAGAGAATTTGAAGAAGAAACAGGTTATCAAAAAAATGATATTATTATTATTAATAATATAGTTCCATACGAAGAAATTTTTAGTGGTTCTAATTATAAATCATATAAACATAAATATTTTGTTGGTATTATTATTGATAATAATCAACCAAAAAATGATTATCAAATATATGAAATTACTGAAATAAAATGGATTCCAATAGATGACGTTAATAGTTATATTAGAGAATATAACTATGAAAAAAAAAAAATTATAAATTATTTAAATAAATTATTAAAAAGTTATAAACTATATATTTAATATATAGTAATGAGCGCTATTAGTAAGAATGAATTAAATCAAGGAGACATAGTTTCTCTTCCAACATCTTTAAAAAACGAAGATGTTCAACACGAAAAGAGTGATGTTGCTAGTGAAGATACTAGTGATGTTGCTAGTGATGTTGCTAGTGATGTTGCTAGTGATGTTGCTAGTGATGTTGCTAGTGATGTTGCTAGTGATGTTGCTAGTGATGTTGCTAGTGATGTTGCTAGTGATGATACTAGTGAAAATGAAGAACAACAAAAAGTAAATCAAGAAATAAAACAAGATAAGCTCAAAAAAAAAAACAATGAAGAATTGGAATCGTTATTTAGAGAAAATATAAATAAATTAGACAATACCAAACTAGACAAAAATAAATTGGAAGTATTAGAAAAAGACCTGAATACTATAACAGATTATAAATATTTTAATAATGCTGTAGAATTATTGAATTCGAAAGAACTAAACCATTCTTTTGATACTAGATATAAATATTTATATCCACATTTAGATGATGAATTTTTAAATATAAAAATTGCAAATAAACAAGAATTTCAAGAAAATAAATTAATAATTAAAATAGACAAAGATTTTGATTTTGAGAAACAAAGCAATGAAATTTGTAATAAAGATTTTGAGTTAGCACCACATCAGAAATTTATAAAAAATTTCCTGTCAATGTATACTCCATATAATGGTATATTATTATATCATGGTCTAGGAACTGGAAAAACTTGCTCGGCAATTGGTGTCGCCGAAGAAACAAGAAAATATTTAAAATTTATGGGTTATAATGAGAGAATAATAATAGTAGCTTCACCAAATGTTCAAGAAAATTTTTATTTACAATTATTTGATGAACGAAAATTGGAACAACAAAATGGTGTGTGGACTATCAATAATTGCGCAGGACAAAATATTTTGGACGAAATTAATATGATACAAAAAAATTTGACACGCGATAAAGTAATAAAGATAGTTAAAAATATTATAAACAACTATTATCTATTTATGGGATATACACAATTTGCTAATTTAATAATAAAGAAATCAAATATTTCAAGTCAATCCTTAAATATTATGGATTCGAAGAAAAAGCAATTATTAATAAAAAATAGATTACAAAAATTTTTTAATAACAGATTAATTATAATTGATGAGATACATAATATACGTCAATCTAAAGATAATAGTAATAAATTAGTATCAAATGAGTTAATAAAATTAGTTAAAAATGTAAATAATTTGAAATTACTGTTCATGTCTGCGACGCCTATGTTTAACGATTATAAAGAAATAATTTTTCTAATAAATATATTAAATTTAAATGATAGACGCTCTATAGTAGAAGTAAAAGATGTATTCGCAAATGATGGAAGTTTTTTAGTAAATAGCAATGGCGAACAAGTAGGGTTAGAATTATTTAGAAGAAAAATAAATGGCTACATAAGTTATATTAAAGGGGATAATCCATTAAGTTTTCCTTTTAGAATTTTACCAAAAGATTTTTCTGAAAATAATAGTATTTTAAATAAAAAATACCCAGAATTTAAGATAAATGCTAATCCATTGAAAGAAAGAATAACGCTATTTGATATATATGTTAATGATAGTAATATATCACCATATCAAGAATTTGTATATAATATTATTTTAAAAAATAATATATCAAAATTCGACGAAGAAAAGATAAATGCTATGGAATCTTTTGGATATACATTACTGCAAAAACCATTAGAATGTTTAAATATTGTTTTTCCTAATAATAAATTAGAAAATTATTTCAACGAGAAAATGATTTTATATGATAATAATATTGCACAACTAGTAGCAAATATAAATATTGAAGAAATAAATATACTTGTTGACATAAAAACAATTGTTGGCAAATCAGCAATTAATAATATTATGACTTATCAAGAGACACAAGCACCTAAATCAAGATTTAATTATAATTTTAAGAGTGAGTTTTTAAAAAATATGCCTATTAATATGTTTGATTATGATATAATTGGAAAATATAGTTTTAAAATTAAAGCACTAATTGATTCGTTATTAGGTTCTCAAGGTCCTGTAATAATATATTCACAATTTATAGATTCAGGATTAATACCAATAGCACTTGCATTAGAAGCAGTAGGATTTACACGTTATGGAAATAATAAATCTCTCTTTGCAAACCCACCAAGCGAAGAATTAGATGTAAATACTTATAAAAAAAAATCAGAAGTATTACAATTAGGGCAACGTTTTAGAGGTGCAAAATATGTAATTATAAGTGGAAATAATAATATTTCTCCGGATATTGTAAGTGATTTAAAAGCATGCACAGATTCTAATAATGTTGATGGCGAAAATGTTAAAGTAATTCTTTTATCGGCAGCAGGCAGTGAAGGTTTAGATTTTAAATATATTAGACAAATACATATTTTAGAACCATGGTATAATATAAATAGAGTAGAACAAATTACCGGACGTGCTGTTAGGACTTGTAGTCATAAAGATTTGACTTTAAATAAGCGAAATGTTCAAATATTTATGTATGGGACATTATTAAGTAATAATAACGAATCTGTCGATTTGTTGATTTATAGGAAAGCCGAGGAAAAAGCCAAAATAATAGGAAATATTACAAGAGTTTTAAAAGAACATAGTATAGATTGTCATCTAAATTATGATCAACAAAAATTTGACGAAACGTATTTAAATAAAAACTATTCAAGTAAAAAATTATCTGTTATTCTCTCTAATTCTAAATCAATTGAATTTGCTATAGGAGATAAATCAAATACTCCATTATGTGATTATATGGATAACTGTGAATATACGTGTAAACCTTCTTTAGAAGAGTATACTCAAAAATACGGAGATAACAAAATAGACCTATTTTCATATGATGAATCATTTTTGAAAACAAATAATGAAGTTATTACTAAACTAGTGAGAGAGTTATATAAAGAATACTATTTTCGTACTAAAGGAGATATAATTAACTATATATACACATTTAAAGAATATCCATTACCCCATATTGACAATGCTTTAAATGAATTAGTTAATAATGAAAATATTTTTATTAGTGATAAATATAATACGCAAGGAAAATTAATACATATTAATATAGAGAATTTAAAAAAAGATTATTTAGACGATTTATATATTTTTCAACCAATAAACTTAAATACAGACGCCACGCTTTTTGAAAGATCAAATGGTATAATGATAAAACCTAATTCTTTAAAATTAGCTGTTCCTAATGATTTTAATATATTTAACGCAGAAGAAACAAATATTGTTAAAAAAGAAGAACCTAAAGATGATAAAAAAACAAGTGGTCCAAAAATTGTATTAAGTCAAAATACAACACATGATAAGATGACAGAACAAAATATAATAAATGTCAAAGCTATTATTGCTGAATTAGAACGCAACTATAATTTTATAATAGCAGAACATATACCAATAAAAAGTGAATATTTAATAAAAGACAACAAATATTTTTATTATGGTAAAATGATGGATATATTGAAAGAAGATAAAGTTATAACTATTAATGAAGTAAATACATTGGCAATAAATATATTGCTAGATGATTTAGACTTTAATAAGAGTGTTTTATTAGTTATTTATTTATTAAATAATGGCTATAATGAACTGAGTAATTTTGAAAATGATTTATTAACTTATTATAATTCTAGATTTATAGAAACAACTGATGGTAAATTAAAAGCATTATTTATACCAAATAAAAGTGAATTTAGAGAATATACTTTATATATTTTAATTAATACAAATTTAGAGACTTCAGGTACAATATTAAATATTGCAGAATCAGAAGATTATAATGATTTTGATGATATTATTATGTCAAAAAAAATAACTACTTCACAAATGGCAGTTCCATTAGGATTTTTATCAAGAAATAACAAAATAACTAAAGAACTAGTGACAAATTTTAAAGTAAAAACAGGTTCAAATAAAGGTGCAAGATGCGAACAAGCAGGAAAACTTAATAGTGAAAAAATTTTTCTTGCAATTGGAGTAAAAGATGAAATAATTGAAAAAATGAAAGGAAAGAATTTGGAAAAGGGCGAAAAATTAAATCAAAAAAATTTCTGTGCAGCACAAGAATTATATTTTAGATTGTATGATTTACAAAAAGTAGAAAATAAACGGTGGTTTTTAAATCTCTCTGAAGCACTAATTAATGATTTGTTATAAAATAATACTAATAAAATATAATAAAATATAATAAACTTATTTTATTATATAATTGAAATAATTTTAAAGATTAAATTAATAATATATATAATCTAATGTCTAAAATACAAAATAAAAAATCAACTGTTAAGAAAACTCCATTAGACAACTCACATGTTTACGTTCGTTCATTGTTAACGCAAAAAACAGTATTAAAATATGATGAAGTCAATTCTGAGTTATTTAACATTTTAGAAAGAAAAATACAAAAATTAAATGAAGGCAAATGTATTAAAGAAGGTTATGTTAAAAATAACAGTGTTAAATTGCTAACATATTCAAGTGGGGAATTATTTGATAATAAAATATTATTTGAGTGTGTATTTGAATGTTTAATAACAAATCCAGTTGAGTCCACAATAATTCATTGTATTACAAAATCAATAACTAAAGTAGGAGTTCGTGCTGAACTAATTACGGATGATGAAATTAGTCCATATATTATTTTTATAGCACGTGATCATCACTATAATAATGAATCTTTCTCACATATAAAAGAAAATGATATTATACAAGTTCGCATATTAGGTCAACGATATGAGCTAAACGATAAATTTATTAGTATAATTGCTGAATTAATTAGTATCAATAATTATAGCACATTAAAAAATGAATTGGAGACCAAAGAGACAGAGGAAAATTTAGAAAAATTTGGTGGAAACAAAATTAAAATTAATATCACAAAATCCAAAGCAAAACAGTTAAATAATTATAGTAAAGAAACTGTTTAATAATATATATATATAATTTATTTAAAGGTATGTTTTAAATGACTACTAATCACTATTATATCATGGAAATTGAGCAAATTGAGCAAATTGAGGATAAAAATACAACGTTAAAAAATAATATTATTGACTCTAATAATAATAATATAGATTCTAGTGATTTGATTAAATTATGCAAAATAGTTGACTCTTTAGAATATAATCATCATATAGAAATTGCTAAAATATTAAAAACAAGCAATGTTTATTTAAATGAAAATAGTAATGGTATTTTTGTTAATTTAAATAAAATATCTGTAAATGTTTATAATGATATATGTAATTATATTGATTTTATTAAAAAACAAGAGAATGATATAAATAAAGATGAAAAATTGAAAAGAAATTTGCAAACAACTTATTTTAAAGATAATAAAGATATTACTACTACTAATAATAATTAAAATGATATGTCAAAATAAAGAAGAATTATTAAAAAATCTTGACATGAATGAGCTTAAGCAATATATGTTATATAATCTTAAAACAAATGATACTTCAAGTTCGAAAAATTTAACATTTATTGAAACTACTGATTTGAAAGAAACTAATTTGAAAGAAAGCAATAATTCAAATTCTAATAAATTTGATAAGTTTACAAAGCAAAATATAATAGTTACTCCAGGTGTTCCAAGAAGTCGAGTTCAAATAAATTATACAAAAAAATTAAGTAAATATAATGAACCATTTAAAATTAATAATCATAAAAATTTTGTTGATAAATTATTTTGGGTATTTTACAAAATAGTTAATAATTTAAATGATATTGATTTGGAACATATTAATTCATTTAAAATTATGAAAGAGTTTAAAATTAATAGCGTTGAAAAATTAAAACATCAAAAAAATGTTTTAAAAAATTTTAAAATACAAAAAGGATTGGTCGAAGATGATCTCACAAATAATGAAAGAATAAGTTTAAAAACTTTTTATGCTTTATGTGTATTACATTTGGTAAATATCTTATTGATTAGAGATAATAACACATATTGTATTTTATCCACAAATAATGACGAAAAAGTTATTAATTTACAAAATTATAAATTATTAAAAATATCAAATGTAAAAATGAGTTCAGGATTCAATAATTTTGATATAGAATTAATAAACAATAGTATGACAGAAGAAGATTTACAAAAAATATTAAAATCTTATTATAATATTGAAAATATTGAAAAACCACTGAAAGCATTTAGTAATTATAAATTAGATGATTTAGTTAATATAGCAGAAAAGTTAAGCATTAGTATATATAACGATAATACAAAGAAAAAAAAAAAGCAAGAATTATATGAAAATATCATACAAAAACTGATTTAATCATATTAATTGATTTAAATATATTTATTGGATTAATATTTTTTTTATAATTAATCACTATATTTTTAACAAAATTGAAATTTATTATTTATTACATTGTAATAAATAATAAATAATAATATATATTAATTATGAGTAAAAGTCAAATACCTAAAGAAATCAGCAAAGATTCTCAGAAAGAAGAATTGAGCAATAAATTTATAAAATATATTGAAACATATTTGTCAACTTATACAAGATTTCCAGAAAATATATATCCTGAATTTGAGGTTCGTTTTGGAACAAAAAAAATAAAAAATATTAATAAAGTAGATTTCTATAATGTTATAAAGAGCTTGCTAAATTATGATTTTAAATTGACTAATGAAAATTATCATTTAAAAATAATTAATAACAGTAATTTATCTAATATTAGAACTCAAATAAATGGAATACCAAATATTCAAAGTTATTGCAAATTAAATAATCTATCTGGAATTTTAGATGAAAATAATATTAAATTTGTAGAAAAGGAATATTTAAAAACTGCTGATACGCAAATATTTCCATTAGATTTTGATGATTATAACTTTCGTGTATGCTATCAAACAGAGCAGAATTATTCTAGAAATCATAGCGCGATTGAAGAACTATATAGTAAATGGAATTCTATTAAAAAAATATTTCGATATATTAAACGATATGAATATAGACATCCACAATTACCCTTTTTAATTCATTGTAGTATTGTTAAAACTTCTAAATCACAATATGGTAAATTTATTGAGCAATTCAATATTAAAGATTCGGAGGTTTTTACTTCATTAGAAAATTTTGAAATAGAAATAGAATTAAATAATGAACTTATTATTGCAAATAAAACATTTTCAAGCGCCGAATTTTTATATACAAATTTACGCAAAGTTATTAAATATATATTAATAGGATTACAAGAAACAAATTATCCTATAACACTAAATGAAATGGATTTTGCTATGCAACAATATTTAAAATTGGTGAAGGGACAAGATTATAAACCAATGATGACACCCAACATAAAAGACTTTATTGGTCCATCATCTACAACATTACAAATGGTAAATATTTTACCTGAAATAGAAATAAATGATACAAATAATTCTATTCCAAATATTAGAAAAAATTATACTGTAACAGATAAAGCAGATGGAACCAGAAAATTGTTATATATATCACCACAAGGAAAATTATACTTTATTCCTACGATTATGAATATACAATTTACTGGATGTTATATTGAGAAAAAAGAATTATTTAACACAATAATAGATGGCGAACATATTTTACATAATAAAAAAGGTGAATACATAAATGTGTTCGCTTGTTTTGACATATATTATTTTAATGGACAAAATGTAACAGGTTTGCCTTTTATTAATTTGTCTATAGGGGAAAAAGAAGAAAAAGAAGAAAAAGAAGAAAAAGAGGAAAAAGAGGAAAAAGAGGAAAAAGAGGAAAAGATGGGAAAAAGCAAAAAGGAGGAATCGTTCAATTATCGTCTTATAATATTAAATAGCGTAATCAAAACACTTGATTTAAAGTCAATTACAAATAGCAAAGAAATACATATTAAATTTAATGTGAAAAAATTTTATGGCGCTCATATATTTAATGGATGTGCTAGAATTTTAAATAATATTAAAGAAGGACTATATGAATATAATACAGATGGATTAATTTTTACACCAGCAAATACAGGAGTTTGTAGTTTAAAAACAGGGGTTGCGGCACCAAATTATAAAATTACATGGAACGAATCTTTTAAATGGAAACCTCCAGAATATAATACTATTGATTTCTTAATTAAATTTAAAAAAAATGAATTAGGAAGTAATTTTATGGGTACTTTGAATAACGAAGGCGAAGATTTAACATCATATACTCAAGTTAAAAATTATTATACTTTAATATTAAATGTAGGTTTTGATGAAAAAAAACACGGTTATATTAATCCATATAATGATATTATTAATAATAATATTAAGCGTGATAGTAAAGAATCTTATACTAATAGTTATAAACCTTGTCGTTTTTATCCAACAAATCCAAATGATGTTAATGCTGGATTATGTAATATTATAGGCAAATTAGATGAATCAAATAATCTTAAGATTTATACTTTTGAGGGTGAGGAAATTGAAGATAATACTATTGTAGAATTTGCTTATAATAGCAATAATCCAGAATTATGGAGATGGGAACCATTGCGAGTTCGCTCTGATAAAACATCGGAATTACGTTCAGGAGTTAAAAACTTTGGCAATGCATATCATACAGCAAACTCAAATTGGCAATCTATTCATAATCCAATAAGTGAATCAATCTTAATGACAGGAAATGGAGTTACAGTTAATAATGATGATGATGTTTATTATAATAAAATTTCCAAAACATCAGAAACACAAGCATTGCGTGATTTTCATAATTTATATGTTAAAAGTATGTTGATAAATAAAGTATCTAAATCGGGATATTCATTAATAGATTATGCTGTCGGCAAAGGAGGCGATTTACCTAAATGGATATCAGCAAATCTTAATTTTGTATTAGGTTTAGATTTAAGCAAAGACAATATAGAAAATAGATTAGACGGTGTATGTGCTCGTTATTTGAATTATGCTCAACGTTATGCGGTTATTCCGAAAGCATTATTTTTACATGGAAATAGCAGTCAAAATATTAAGATTGGTTCTGCTTTTTACGATGACAAATCAAGACAAATTATTAAAGCACTTTTCGGCGAAGGGACCAAGAATGAAGTTTTATTAGGTAGAGGTGTATATAATAATTATGGTATTGTAAAGAATGGTTTTAATATTAGTTCTATTCAATTTGCGATGCATTATATGTTTGAAAACGAAACTGTATTAAATGAATTTATAAAAAATATAAAAGAATGTACATCATTAGAAGGATATTTTATCGGAACTTGTTATGATGGAAATAAAATATTTAATATGTTAAATTCATTGAATAATGACGAATCAATTAGCATATTTAAAAATCAGAAAAAAATATGGGAATTAACAAAAAAATATGATGCAAAAGAATTTAAGGACGATGAGTCCAGTTTAGGATATGCAATTAATGTATACCAAGAAACAATCAATAAAACTTTTAAAGAATATTTGGTGAATTTTAAATATTTACTAAGAATTATGGAAAATAATGGGTTTGTATTACTAACCGAAACAGAATATAAACAATTAAATTTGCCTGGTTCAATGGGTAATTTTGAGCAATTATATAATTTTATGAATAATGAAATAAAAAGCAATAATTATTTATTAAAAAAATTAGGTGCTTCGGCACAATTAAGCAGTGAAGAAAAACAAATATCATTTTTGAACAATTATTTTATATTCAAAAAGATTAGAAATGTTGAATATGATCCGGAGGAATTAGTATCTAAAAAGCAAGAATTAAAAGAAAAAGAATTACAAGATGAAATTATTGGCGAATTTAAAAAAATAGATGAAGAATTTGAACTCCAAGAAAAAGAGAAAATAGATGAAAAATCAAAAAAATTGGCCTACAAATATTTGAAAGAAACACAAGACTTAGAGGAACATTTAGAGAAACAATTAGAAGAGCAACAATTAGATAAAAGTAAATCAACGGTTAATTTGAAATTAACTATAGATGAAAAGATTAAACTTGCTGAAGAAAAAAAGAAAGCAAAAGAAGAGGAAAAATTAAAAACAGCACAAGAAAAGAAGGCGGCAAAAGAAGCAGAAAAAACTCTGAAAGCAGAACAAAAGAAATCTCAAAAAGCAGAAACAAAGAAATCAAAAAAAATATAACCCAATTTCTTCAATTAAAATTTTATATATATATAAAATATGTTTATAACAAGAAAGGTTGCCCCTTTAACTCCAAGTCCAAACTCGCTAAGTCCAAGAACAAAATCGTGAAGAACACACGCAGCTACAAGAATTCAAAGAACAATATATTAGAAACAAGTAACTTAAATCATTCTATTTTTTTATACTTTTATATATTTGTAAATAAATATATAAATGTATTTTTCTATACTTACTAAGTGGAAATAATAAAATACTATGACATATATAAATTTACCAAATTTGAATAATTTGAATTTAGATTTTAATATTATATATAAAAACAATAAGTCACAGGCAAATGTATTATCTGATGAAAATGATATAATATTATGTTATTCCTTATACAATTATTTACATTTATTAAAACAAACTATTGATGAATATTATGAATATTGGGATATTATAAAAAAAATTACAAATCCATATGAATATATACATACTATTGTTCCGAACCACAAATGTTCTTTATGTAAATATAAACCATTATCGAGGTCTTTTTTTAAAATGATAGAAATAATAGACACGTTTAGTTTTTTAAATGAATCAAATAATATACAATCATTTCATTTGGCCGAAGGTCCAGGTGGATTTATAGAAGCTTTTAATTATAAAAGAAATAATAAGCAAGATATTTATTATGGTATGACATTAATTAGTGAAAATATTAATATTCCTTCATGGAAAAAAGCCACACAATTATTAAGTAATAATAAAAATATTAAAATAGAACATGGGGCATCAAAAAATGGAGATTTATTTTTAAAAGAAAATTTAATTTATTGTTATAAAAAATATTTTAGAGCAATGGATTATATTACCGCGGATGGAGGATTTGATTTTTCGCATGATTTTAATAATCAGGAAGATATTTCATTTAAATTAATATTATCACAAATTTTTTTTGCGTTAATAATGCAAAAACAAGGAGGTAATTTTATATTAAAAATATTTGATGTATTTAAAATAAAAACAATAGAAGTTATATATTTGTTATGTAATTTATACGAAAATGTATTTATATTTAAACCAAATACAAGTCGATGTGCTAATTCAGAAAAATATATAATTTGTAGAAATTTTAAAAATAATAATAAAAAAATTATTACAAATATTATAGAAAATTTTGATTTATTAATTAATAAAGTGGATTCTATTTATAGTTTATTTAATATTCAATTAAATCAATTATTTATAACAAAATTACAAGAAATTAATTCTATATATGGTCAACAACAA